CCACTTCCATCAGAAGACTCTTCTAAAATTCCAGTTTCAGGATCTACAATAATTTCAAATTCTCCAGTAGGTATAATACTTCTTTCTTTTTCTCCAAGTGAGAAACGACTTTCACCCGAATCAGTAAGATCTCCATCAAGAATACGTTTAACTTCTTTATCAGTAAGCTCATCATGAAACATGTCTATTACTTTTCCAGGCGGGTAATATCCGTCTTCTATAATAATATCAGCGTCTTCTACATAAGGCGAATCTCCATTTGATACAACATGAAGTTCTAACGGATTAATTTTCCTAACTATAGGTTCTCCAGCAACAATATCTACAACTGCTAATTCTTCAGAAGAAATTAATAAATCCATAAATGCTCTAGAAAACTTATCTTCTAAACCTTCTTTTTTCCATAAGTACTTGAGAAGCTGAGTAGCTCTCCGTTCTCTTACATCTTGGTAATCAAAGTTTTTAAAACGATTGAGTTTTTTCATTCTTTTCTCAAATTCCGCTTTATCTTTAACCCCAGCTTGCAACGTATTGATAAGTGTTTCATCAATTAATTTTTTAAGATCTTGTTCTTTAGATGTTACAGCATCTTCATTAACAACTCTAACTCTATAATCAAATCTACGTTTCATTTCTTCACCTACAAGTAAATCTATTTTAGGTAAAGCAATTGGGTAATTTTGCATTTTAGCAGGCATCGTTAACCCATCAATGTTGTAAGGATTAGTAACCCTTTTAACATCATTAATATCTAATTTATCATTAGCTAAATCGTAATTAGCTTTCTTGTTTTGCCAAGAGGCTCTGATTCTTGCATCAGATATATAAGACAACTGTTCTCCAGCTTCTATGCAATCAGAATACCATTTTTTCGTTTTCTTCGAAAGAGGTAATTTTTGAGGAGGAAAGTGTCCTTTTCTATAAGATGTATTATCCATAATAACAATTTGTTTACAAATTTACAATAATTTTTTGATTTACAAAAGCTTTAAAATATCTTTTTATATCTGGCCATAGCGTTTTGTCCATATATATTATCTTTTGTCTGATGGTTTCTTGTCCAGAACGAATGTTGAAAAATAGTTTCAGCATGTTCTACACCTTTTCTTTTATTTTCTATAACTTTTAATCTATCAGCTCTAATGATTAATAACATACCTAACGAGGATACTCTATCATAGTTCCCATCAGGTAACCAATAAATAAGTTCTCTAAGTAATCCTTCTCCCCAAATATTATGTAAATTCATTAATACTTGTTCTGGATTTTCATCATCATCATTTGGAGCAGGCTCTATCAGCCAATTGGCTATTAAATCTCGCGCGTATGCGTTTACTGCTTTACTGGCGTTAACTCCTTTGGCTTTATTCCCTGTTGTAGAAAACGTAACATTTTCAACATCCTTTAATGATTCTGGAGTATCAACAAGTAAATTTACAGAATTCTTATATCTATAATAAGTAAATAATCCTTTTTTATTATTTTCATAATTATGTATTGAATTATAATACATATTCATACGTCTTGTAATTTCATAAAATTCATTACTAGATGGACGACCAAAAAATTCACAAACTATCCTATCAGTAAAAGTATCTAAAACCCAACTAGATCCGAATGAATTAGTTTCACTTTCGTCATCATCGTATGTATCAGTACCTTGTATATATCTACCAAATATAATTTTACCACTTTCTGTCATTTTAGGATGTTCTCTAATTTCAACAGCTCCTGGCATTCCTTTATTATCTTTTAACGGAAACCTACTAATAACTTCTAAAGAGTTGTCTTCTTTAAATTCTACTTTCTTAGTAGTAGGATTAATAAGAAGTTTACCAGTTTGATTTAAGTATTTATATTTACTAGGGTTATTAACTACATAAGCCAATTGAGCTTTGAGATCAGCAACTGGGAACATATTTAACCCTGTGTTAAGGAACATCTCACTCGGCACTAATGGAAAGTTCATCATCTCTAAGGCGAGCGCTGACTTATCCCTTGCGTTCCTCGCTTTCTCTCTCCGTCTATTGTAATGTTCGATAGCTTTTACAATATCAGTATTTCCGTTTTCATCTTTGTACTGATTGATGTTATATATTGCTGGTACAAACCAACCAATTTTTCCACCATCATTAGGTTCGTAAGTGTTATCAAATGGTAAAAATCTAAAACCTTCTGGATCTCTAAATATAATTTCAGATTCCACAATCTTTTCCATGTTACCACCCGTACCAATATAAATACTAGAACCTATGACATTACCCCCAATAATCTGTGTAGCTTCATTTGAGCCATGAACTGTCAATACATTAGGTAATAGTCCCACTTCCTCAATTGCTGCCACTGTATAACGTCCCCCTGCAGCTGCTTCGGGATTCTCAGTAGTATATATACCATGTTTAATAGAAGAACCTGATCCATCTACAATTGTAGACAATCCTTTCTTCTTATGATATTCATGACGAAATGGAGACTGACCATTGTTAGCTTTTAAAGTTCCTAAATAATTCTTCTTAAATGGCGCAGGAACGAAGCTATCTCCTTCACCCCATGAACCTGGCATATTATTAAAAGCAGACCATGTTTTAGATAATAAATCGGAAGACTTAGCAGCTATCGCTGCACCAACAAATATATCAACTTTACCAGCCCATCTAACATCGGGATCGTATTTATACTCTTTTGCACCATCAAATAACCATTCATGAAGGATTACTCCAACTCCTACCATATAAGATTTACCAAAACCCCTGGAACCAAGTAAGAACATATTTAATGCTTGGTTACTGTACATTCCTCTCCCTAAAGGTTTATTATGTAACATTCTAAGATAATCTCTTACAGGAATGTATTTTTTAGGACGACCCGTTTTCTTAGAGTAATAATTATGATACATCTCATCATCTACAACACCGTGCTGATCTTTACAAATCATTTCCCAATGCTCTTCCCAATCAGATTCTTCTTTATACAATGGTGTAGTTTTACCATTTATTTTCTCTGTTGCATATCTATCACGTATACAATGATTCTCATCGTCATCTACAAAGCCTGAGAAGCCCCTACACTCAGTCCAATTATAAAAAAACTCCCATTCTACATCTCGTAGAAAAGGACGGATTATTTCAAACGGTTGACCTTTCTTTCTAACGTGTGCAATGCTACCATGATTAACATAAAAATAAAGATTAGGAGGCATATACCTATACATCTTCTTTTCTTTAGTATCTTTAGTATCTTGCGCCCAAAAACCTTCTATACATCTTTTCTTTTCTTCTCTCCAAAACCTAATGTATTTCATACTACCAGGGTGGTGATCAGGAAACTTTTCTATAAGAAACGCTTTCTTATTGTTTATCCTAAGAAATTGAGGATAATCATTAACCGTTAAAGGGGCATCATTTTTCATAATATCACACTTTTCTCTGTAATAATTTCCTGTTCATAATGAAGTGTTACATCAGGTCCTAATACTAACATGTATAACGTTCCATTAAAATTGAATCTAATTTCAGCAACCATTCTTTTAAATTGGTCAGGGTCTGTGTTAAGATATACTTCATCTCCAAGTTTATATTTAGTTCTCATATTTGTCCTTTTTCTGATGCACTCTCTGTTTTCTTACCAATGATTTGAGATCCAGATGCTTCTTTAGTCATCATCTCTTGTATCTGCTCGTATACTTTAAATATAACTATACTATCTTTTTGGGCAGTGTCTATAGTTTTGACAGTTTCAAGAGTGTACTGAGCATCCTTAAGAAATAAATCTCTTTCTTCAAGTTTGGTTTTCCAATTCATCAAAGATCTTTCACCATGTGTTAATAAATGTCTTTTATAAGCTTCTACTTGTGGCTCATATTTATCAAAGTTAAATTTAGCATCATCTAGGTAATCAGAAGTTATAAGACCAACCGCTTCTACATAAGGTAAGTTTCTCCAAGGGTTACCTTCGTTCTGATCATAAAGGAATGAAATCGCCCACATGATTGTGGACGACTTCGTATTCCCCATATCTTTCTTTATAGTTGCAAATTCAGGTATCGTAGTGACAGCTGGATTAGCTTCCCAAAAAGATATATCGGGTGTAAAATTTTTAACAATTGATGACATTAAAATCTATTTTTACCATGTTCTATTCCATCCAACACTGTGGCTTCATAATCCGCTTCTTCCGCATACACTAAAGCTTCTGTGGATAAAACCAACGTTGCTATACTGTAAGCATTAATTACTGATTCTTTAACAACAGATACGGGATCTATAATACCAAGCTCTATAAAGTTACCTTGAATTCCTTTAGCATAATCATAAACATCATATTTATCACAAGCTATAGGAGACACATTACAATTCTCAGCAATTACATCTACAGCAGATTCGAGTTCAGCATACATTCCTAAATTCAAATGATTTATATAACTAAGAGTATAACCCCCGCCAGGAACTATTCCTTCTTTAAATGCTTCTTTCGTTGCTCTGACCGCATCATCGATTCTAGCTTTCTTTTCTTTAAGCTCGATCTCAGAGTGACTACCAACGTATAAAACAGATACACCGCCAATAAACTTAGCATAACGTTCTTTTTGTAATATGATTTCTAATTTATCTGCCTTTTTGATATCGTTCTCAATTTGAACTCGTCTTATTTCAACAGCTTCGGGTTTTCCTTTTTCTCCAACCATGACAGTTTTCTGCTTATCAATAGTAACAGACTCACATCTTCCCAAGTGTGATAGCTGTACATTCTTAAATGTATGCCCTTTCTTCTTAGGTGAGATAACTGTACCTCCAGTTTTAACTGCTAAATCTTCAAGTAGAATTTCACCCCTATTATTTAAAGCTGGTAATTTAACAACACAAGACCTAAGTCTACCTTGTTGAATATTAACAACTAAATTTCTAAGAGCAGGTTCTGCAATATCTTTACAGATAATTAACAGTTCTCTACGTTGAGCCATGACCGCTTCTGCAATATGCCTAATCTCTTCCCATTCCTTAATATGGTCATCACATAGAAGTACGTATACATCATCTAACTTACATTCTGCGCTAGTGCCAGCAAAGTGATGAGAAACGAATCCGCGTTCAAACATATAACCTGGATATGATATAACTTTAGTTTCAGAGTTACGAGAAGTTTCAACAATAACTTCCCCGTCTTTACCACAAGATTTGACAGCGTCAAACACGTGCTTTCCAAGCTCTTCATCTCCGTTAGTTGCAATAACCGCAACAGCCATAAGTTCTTCATCAGTTTCTAAAGGTTTTTTAAGTGCGTCAATATCTTTTATTATTTCTTTTACATGACTCTTAAAATTATCCCTAATATCTCTAGGAGATCTTTCACTTCCTATAAAATTATGAATAAGAGCTTGTGCTAATACTGTAGCAGTAGTAGTTCCATCGCCAGCCGTTTCCAACTGTTGGGCTGCTACTTGTTTAATCATTTCACATCCTATATTAATAGAGGGATCTAATGATGAGATAGAGTTAGCTACTGTAACTCCATCTTTAGTAGCAATAGGAGGACCAAAAGGTTTTCCTATAACTACATATTTTCCTGAGGGTCCTAACGTTAATTTAACTGTGTTAGCTACCATATCTATTCCCTCTAGTAGTTTCTTCCTTGCTTCTTCGTTATAAATAACTTTCTTCATATTATTTAAATATACCTACAATTACACTATCTCTAATTAAAAAATATTCAGTATCATCTATTGTGAGTGGCATCCACCAATCACCTTGTGGGACAATCTGAACCTTATCTCCTACTTCAATATTGTCATGAACTGCATCTCCAGTTGCCAGAACAATAGTTTGGAAATCTTTTTCACTAAGATCAAGGTCTGAATCTAATAGTGATACTTCTTCTTCCTCTTCCAAAGCTTTAACCTCTCTTAATATATTCTGTAATGCGGGCACTAACAGATATCTTCCCGTAGGTGTAAACGTTGGTATTTCAAATCCTTCTACTATATTAGTCATTTTGCTCTTCATTTTTTATATATGTTATTCCTTTTCTTCCAATCATTTTGTCAATATTACTTAGGCTTTCATGAAACATTTCTTGCTTCTTCATTTTCTTAAAATGCCTTACCATCTTCTGCCTTTCTTTATAAGTATCATAATCTTCATCGTCATGCCTATAGGGAGTTTCATCAAGTTCAACTTCAAATTCCTTCCCCTTCATTTCGATCGTCATCTTTTTTGTGTACTTTTCTTTTACGATTCTGTTCTTTGTACTCATTTAAATATTTAATTCTATTAGGTTTAACTACAAATAATCCAAAATTAGGTATTCTAACACTAACCATATCTCTGCTGTTATATCGTATATATTCATATATACTTTTTACGGCCGCTTCAACTACATCTTCTGGTACTTCGTTATCATGGGCAACTTTATTAATGTGCCTCTTGAATTGTTTCATTGACTACACTCATTTTAAAATTAATACTTAATCCATCATCGGGATATATAAGTAATTTTTTTGTTAAAATGTTACCAGGTAATATAATGTTTTTCTTCCTCAAGGAGGTAAGTATATTATTATACTGGTGTACAGAAATCTCCATTGACTCATACATTTCTTTTCTACTTTCTTTATCAAAAACCATCTTCCATTTCACAGGTTCTGAATAGCTTTTGTATTTATAGTTTAAATGTAACAATCTTGATACTACTTCTGCTTCTCTATTAGACAGTTTCAAAAAAGGATTCATAACTCCTATGTAAAGTTGGAATATTTTATCTCTTTCTACACTAAACTGTATTGTTTTCTTCTCCATACTTTATTTAGTTATTACTTCGAATATACAAAATTACTTTTACATATGCAAGCAAAAAAATTTATTTCTTTAAATATTCTATTAATTTATTTTTTAATTTGGCTTTCTTATCATTCCAATTGGCAATCACTCTGTTTTTAAAACTCATAGGGAGCTTCTCATCATACTTCTTATGTCCACTGAGAAAGTAATTAGCCCATACCCATTCATCAATGGCTGCTTGATACATATCATTTACCCATCTTAGATCATCTCTTCTTCTTACATTATTAGCCCTAATTGTTTTCTTTCTCTTGTACCTATCTATTCTTCTCATTATATTTATCTAAATTTTTAGTATCAATTCCCAATTCTTTGAGATATTCTGACATTCTTATATTTCTATCTGTATTACCTGTTAATAATCCTAAAAACATTACACATCTTACTAACTCTTCTTCCTTACTCATAAATTTATATAATTTACCCCTTCAGATTCCTAATAAGGGATTCCTAATGAACTCTTAAACATGAACCTTCAATCGTACCGTGTTTAACCTGCGTTAGTGGCTTTACCTACCTTTTACCTAACCTACGATCTATACTCATGCAATTTTTATCACTACCGGGGACAACTCCTTTACTATATACATTCATGTAAAGTACAACCCGATGTCTAACCCTTTACTTTTATCCTCAAGGGTGGTCAATGGTGATCTACTAATATAAGATATTATATTGACATATGCAAGTTTTTTTCAAAAAATTTGTGAGAATATAAAAGTGTTTGGGTCCCTACTAAAAACGTCTCATTGACTTTGCTGCGCAAACCCCCCGTGGGAAAGGCGTTTGTGTCCCTTTGCA